TCGCCTTTTTCATTGAGAAGATATTCACCATTAGCCCCCACCAATTCACAACGGTCATCAACTGAATCAGCAGGCATCCCGTTATATCCATCAGAAATAGTCTGCTTGTCTAAGACAAGAACAGCTCCATTTTTCTGACGGATAGCTTTACTGCGGGCAGCCCAGTTGAAAGCATTAAGCATGTATGTTTCGTCTAATGACAATCTTCGTTTCATATTAATGTAACACCTGTCCTTTGGAAGTTACTTCTTCACATTCTGGATCTTCGGTTTCTTGATCAATCATAGTTTCCAAAATCATATCAAAGATTCCTTCATAAAGAGAAGTATTGCCATTTTCAACGGCATTTTCAAGATCACATTGCATAGAACTTACAATATGATTGGGCACACCATATACAACAGAAAAAGATTCAATTGAATCATCTTCATCATTATTTTTTGAAAAATAACAGGCTAATGAATAATCAGGATTATCCTTGATCAATTTCAAAATTTCACGTATCTTCTTATCAATTTTTTGAAAGATTGGATCTGTCATATAATCATATTCTTCTGATTCCATTTTATTATGTTCCAGTCGATCCAAAACCACCAGCGCCACGAGCTCCAATCACATGGATGTCCTGGTAGAGTTCCTCTTCTGAGACTTCTACTGGATTCGAGGCAAAGACTGGGATGTGAATACCTTGGATGATCTTGTCTCCTGGGTGAAGAGTAATCATACCATTGCCATTGTTGATCAGGTTAATGTGTACCTCACCAGCGTAACCATGGTCAACCGTGTCTGCCATAACGTCAAGGTTCTTCTTAGAAGCAACACCTGATTTATTGTGAAAGATGAGGGCGGTCCCAAATGGAACTTCGATCTTGATACCTGAAGGTATCAAAATTGAATCACCATGCTTAAGTGTTCCGGGATTGAAATCGTTTGGAATGTAGAAGTCGATTCCGGCATCACCATGATTTGCTCGTGTTGGAGATTTTACATCTCGTGTTTTTGCGAATTTGATATACATTTGGGATTCTCCTTTTTTATTAAATATCCATTATCTCGGAGTTTTGTAAGACGCGAGCAAAATTCTCGTTCCGTTAAAACTGTATCCTGTTCTTTGTTATGTCCAATGCTGTGAGTAAGCACAGCATTTTGAGTTGCTGCTAAGGCACGACGAAAAGATTCATTCCCATCATAAAGTGCCTGATATGCTAGGTCTAAAAGGTTTTGGTATTCTTCACCGTGGCGGTCAATGGATAACCCTTTCCACCATAGGGTTTGTCGAGATTTCCAGGCCTTGTTTCGATTTTTGCCGCGCATCTTTGCTTGAATACCAACCAAGGTGCAAACTTGCTCTTGCACTGGAACTTTATCAAACTTTACCGATTGCAAAAATCCTTCCATGGAATTACATACTACACCATCAAAAATAAATCTATGAGGAGCGAAATTTGATAAAGCGGAAGAAGGATATCCTGACTTAGAACCAATATCCATTTTATAATTCCCTTAGTATTGCACAATTCTTGAAATGCCGTTGATACATTTGCGGTCCTTTTCCTTCATGATTACAATTTGGACATTTTAATATATTTGAAAATTGAACTTTTGCAGCATTACTAATTTTTTCTTTAGATTTATCAGAATGATGTTTTCCAAACATTGGGTGTTTCTCACCTGAGCATTTTTCTCTAAAGGTCCTTTTTCCATCTTCTGAACGAAACCATTTATCACCAGACATTGGGTTATTATCCCCTTGACATGCTAAAGACATTTTCAATTTTGTTTCTTTTGAATGTTTTTTTCCTAAGAAAGATTTAACACCTAAAACACCTTGACCTCCCATTGTCAAATTGGTCAAATTTTGCTTACCAATTCTGGATATTTCTTCTTTTTCTATTCTTATTGATTCTTCAAATGAAATATTCTCAACAAGAAAATGAATAATCGGTTCTAAATTTTCAGACAAAATTTCTTTTATCAATTTATTCTTTTTTGAGTCTTTTTCAAGCATGCTCGAATTCAAATGTGTTTTATATCGTTTATTTTTACCTCTACCAACGTAAAATATCTTATCATTTCTAGGGTCTATATAGTAATACACATAAAAAATATTTTCCATTTAAAACCTCTCATTGTTGAAGCAGACCTTCCATGCTTGCGCATTTTACTCCATCAAACTCAAAAGCGTGAGGAGCAAAATTTGATAGAGCGGAAGAAGGGTATCCTGACTTAGAACCAATATCCATTGATAATTATATCCTATGATTTTCATTTTTTAAACAAATAGATTGTTAAGTTTTAGTACCAAAAATTGATTGTGTTGGTAATGATGAAACTACTGGAGTATCTAAACTCGAAGCAGGTCCATACGTTTTACAATGGGGAGCACCATAAATATGAACCTGTTTTTGGACAGGTTGTGGTGCGAAAAACAATTGATGTCTAAAAGCTTTTTGAGCATCTTTATCTGAAAATCGTGACATTATATTTCCTTCCTGTAAAATTGAGCCATATCTTGTTTTATTTTTGTTGTCAATTGTTCCCCAACAGCCATAGAACAAGAATCATGTAATTGAAAAACTAGAATATCATTTTGATTTATTGCTGGAATCGTAAATATTTCCCTAACACCGCTGTACATATCATTCTCCTTTGTATTATCCGCATTTACTCGAACCACAATCCTTACAAACTGAACAACCCTCTTGGAAGACTACATTACCACCGCCACATTCAGAACATTTCACCCCTTCTACCTTTTCACCATCCTTAATAAACGAACTTAGGAACTTCTTAATGGTGAATAAGAATGAACCAACATATGCCTCTTCAATCTTATCAAGCTCTGATACGATGTTCTTGATTAGGATACCATGCCGAAGACAGAGTGAAATCATCCGGGCGATTTTTGAGGCATTGTCATTACCGGAAATCTTGTTGTGAACCTCATCAATAAACTGCTGAGGGATTCCCTTGCGTTGGGCCAGGGCGGTAAGACGGTCCACGGCATCAAGAGCAATGACATTCTTTTCATGATGATTGGTTTGAACGAATAATGCGAATGGACGAGTCATTGTATCATTCCAAATTACGGTTAGATACCATTTTTTTGACTCAGCGCGAAGAGTTTTCATGGTGGCTGGTGAAGAATCAGGTAGTTTGACATCATCAAGAATAATCTCTTCATCTTCATTCGTTGCGGTTTTCTCATCGACGGCTGCAAGAACTGAGGTCATCGTGCCGGCACGGTATGTGGTGAATCCCTTGATAAATCCAGTGTTATACACCTCAAGATAAAGGTCTTTAAACTTTTCAAACGGATAATCATGAGGAATATTACAGGTTTTAGAACATGCTGAATCGGTCCAGCGGGCGAATCCCTCAAGGTCTGAGACATGATCTTGAACTGAGAGGTTGGTAGTGGTAACGGCCCAGTCGGCGGTTGGATCCCATTCACCATGCTTTTTCAAATACCTTACTCCATAATCTTCACACAGAACTTCCTTCGTTAAACCACGGTTTTTGTCAATCTTATACACGGTACCAAAATGCTCGGCTCGTAGGATTTCTTCATCACCCTCTTTTACGAACTTGAACAGGTCAGTTTCATGCCATGCGCCTTCCCACCATTTTGGAGTACGAGCCAGAATCTCGTCGGGCGTGCGTACAAGGATGACCGTGCGTACGTACTCGGGCATGAAGATTGGTTCGATACCACCAGAAACAATGTTTGCCACGATTGAGGTATTTCCAGTTGGTTGTTGAGACATAAGGGAGGCGTTTCTAATTCCAACCCTATGAAGCTTTTCCATGTATTCAGGTGATAACCCAAGCTGTTTAATAAAGGCTCCTTCAACATGCTTTTCTGGTTTGCAATAGGCAAACATTCCCTTTTCTTCAGCAAGATCAATTGATGTTTCATAAGCAGTTCTAGCAATAGTTGTCATCAATTCTTCACGGAGCTGAGTAGCCCGTTCTGAACCAAACCGTACCTTTATCATAAACAATGCTGAACCCCAACCCATAACCCCAAGCCCGATACGACGTTTCTTTCTCATTGAATCTTCATATTCAGGTAATGGGGCTGAGGAATAAGAGTTCACATTGTCAAGAAAACGAACCATATACTGGGTATATTGTTTAACGGCGGGTAGATTAAATTCTTCTCCTTCAATAAACTGGGTCAGGTTGATTGAGCCAAGACAACAAATATTACCTGGAGACAAGGTTTGTTCACCGCAGGGGTTGGTGGCAAAGATAGTCTCGCCGTAATAAAATGGGTTGAAGTAATTTGCACGGTCTAAGAACAGAACACCTGGTTCAGCGCGGTTATAGGTAGACTCCATGATAAGGTTCCATAACCATCTTACTGAAACGGTGTTATGTATTTTAACCGGATATCCTTTATCTTTCCAATGGTTAATATCACCGTTCCATTCTTTACGATATTTTGGATGGGTAGTATCAGGGAAGATGAGATCCCAATTATCAAGATCAATAATTGCCGCGTCAACTTGAGCATAATCGTCATTGCTGTTATTTTGAACTCCCATAGTATCTCTTTGTTTTTCGAGTTCTTTAATCATGTTTACTCGTTTCATAAACTCATCACACACATTCACCGATATATTGAACTTAGTTAGACGGCCTGGTTGTTGTTTGGCCGTGATGAACTCAATAATATCGGGGTGCCAAATGTCCAAGACTCCCATCATGGCGCCCTTACGAACTTTATTTTTTCCTTGTTTATTCACTGCTTTTTTACCGGAACCTGAAGTAATTATTTCAGACGCCTTGTCAAATAGTTCCATATATTTTACTGAACCTGGAGATTCAATACCGATACCGGCGATGAATGACCCGCGGGGACGGATATAGGAGAAGTTTTCACCCCACCCACCCTCTGATTTTAGGGTTTGGGATTGTTGGAGAAGATGATTGTAGATACCTTCAATTGAATCGATATCATATTTACCCCGAGGTCCAACAAAACAGTTCATGAGGGTGGTACCAGACCAATCAGTGCCGGCATTTGAAAAGGTCCGACCGCCAGGAACACCTTTAAAATTTGAAAGTAGAGAATAAAATTTAACGGCCCATTCTGATCTTTTTTCTTCAGTATCTTCAACTGAAGCTATAGCAACGGCTATTCTCTTTAAGCTATCATTTACAGTTTCATCTTTATGATCTTTGTACGTATTTCTCCAATTTTCTTCTGCAAATGAATCTTCAAAATGTGTTCTATTAACACTGAGCAACGAATCTAATGTGTGAGTGGTAGTATCTTTACCGATTGAACTTGAGGTAATCATTATTTTGGAATCTCCTTAAATTATTATTTTTGCTTGTTCTTATGACAAGTATTTATTATACCCGGTATGAGTAGAAGAAGAGATTATTATATCATTGGAATAATGGGTTGTAAAACTAATCTATTGCTTTAGCACCACCAACCCGGGCCTCATCTTGTGATATTTCATTATCACCACCCAACATTGGGACATCATTTTGAATTGATCTAGATTTAATTGCACTGGTTTTTGAACTATGATTAGGGTTTTGGGAATATCCTTGATTATAATCTTGGGCGTAATCATCCTCTTGATAGGCGTTAGGACCTAAACCACCAGATTTAAGGGTGATGTATTTACCATACGCCTCGACTGATCCAACATAGGCAAGGTACGCTGTGAAGATTTCCCAAGAGATGTTTCCTTCAGAGAGGATCGTCGATTTAATCACAATCCAGGTAGCAACAATACCACCCACTAATTGAAGAACTTTAGATAATGAGATAACAGAATTTTGTTTACCACGACAGATCAGGTCCATCCAATTCAACTTACCTCGGACCTGAGCATTGAGGAAAACCCCAAAGACGAAACTAAAGACGATCACCAACATTAGGGTAGTCAATGACCCTGGCATTATCAACCAAGCAAGAAATGAATCAAACATTTTGATCCCTATACCTGTTCTGGTCGATGTACGCCCGCATCTCATTTATCCGTCGCAACCAACCATTCAAAAATCTGCCCTGACCTGGATTATTTGCTACGATCGCCTTATAAAATCGGGTACGCTGTTCGCAAATACTCACACCAAGCTTGTACCCATCCTTCTTATCGAGAATGGCCAGAGTTTTAGGACCGATAATACCATCTTGACCTTGTGGTGGGATTCCGCAGGCAGCTTGAAGAAATTTGCAGCCTCGACCAACTCCATGATTTACGCAACCATCAAAATGAAGATAATTAAGAGGGTATGAAAGAATGTCACAACAACCCGCTTTCCAATACCGGTCAAAATAAATCCCCATGGCCTGCTTTAAGTTTAAAGTTCCAACCGCTACATTTGGATTCGCATTTTTCGCAATACCATATTTTGTTTCACCACCACGGTCAAATTTATCATTCACATAACCAACTTTCCGGCGTTGGTCCCTTGTCATGATTAAACCGTTTATTACATCTGGATCGGTTGGGTCCCAAAATGGGCCAACTTCATAAATCATCGCATGGTCAAATGCTGCTCTAAACTCAATATCAAATTCCATCTTAACGTCTCCAATAATACTATCAGAGACTATTTATTAGAGAATCTTAAAAAATATCTCCAACAGCAAAGTTTTCGATGAATTTATAGAGATCCATTGGACTAATAGTGATTGTAATCAAAACATTCTTTTCATGAAGCATAACTTGCCCAACAGGGTGTTGTAATCCGTATCCCTTTTGAAGCATTGGGTGAACACATGCAGATTCGGGTTTGAAACTGATTACTGATATGGGCAAAAGTCTCCACCGGGAATCATCAGGAGACATAATTACCGCATGCTGAACAGAGTTAGAACATGATGCAATTGGTATAGTATCTAATTGATAAGTATCTGGATCACCAACTAAAATAAACCAAGAAGTAGGTACATCAAATTCAACCTCGTTAATTTTTAACCTAATTAATGGACATGTGGTTTCTTCAAGATATGTGATAGGACTTAAGCAATAATCCAACATTGGACCAGAAAAAGTCCAAAAATGTGTTGCCACTATTGGAGTATCTAAACTATCAATATTAAGTGGCCTATTCCAATCAGGGCAAATTATCATTCATACTCTCCTCTTATATATGAACAGCAGGGCTGTCCAGTGTTTTTTGTAACTCTGACCGCTCGGTCATCCCATAGTTCAATCATCCCAAAATCCTTTACGTTAGTAATCTCAAGCCGGTGCCCGATGTGTTTTTCACACCATTCTTCAATTGTTTTCCGAACACCAGCAAGTCTTTGTTCTTGACCTGGATATTCGGTAACCCGTGCCGTAAAAATCTTAACTCGACAACCTTGGTCTATCCAATATTTGATTCGTGCCACCATCACTGGTATTGGATCACCAATGTGATAGATACTAATCCAGCCATTGTATTCAGCCAATGTCCCGTCCAAGTCAACACCGATCCATTCTTCTTTCCGTATTTTGGATTCGTGTGTTTGGGAGTTGTTTTTAAAAATAAACATTTAATGTTCCTTATTATTTCAATTTAACTTTTTTAACCGGCAAAAAATCATAATCATGTTCCTTTTATTTATAAATAAAATAAACACTCTAAGGAACGAATAAAATGAATATTTTTTATGTGTATTGTTACAAAAACCCCAAAACATTAGAACCTTTTTACGTTGGTAAAGGAAAACATAACAGGGCATATTACCATTTATCAAAAGCGGTTAACTGTAAAAAAGATAATAATTCACCCTGTGTTACTGAATGTAAAAAAATAATTGAAGACACTAATCTATATCCCATCATTGAATTTATTGGGTGTTCTTTAAGTGAAAAAGACGCATTCACTATTGAAGAAAAAAATATTAAAATACTAGGTAGAAAAGATTTAAATAATGGTCCCTTATTAAATATAACCAACGGTGGTGAAGGTGAATCTAATAGGATTCATTCTAAAGAAACAAAATTAAAAATTTCTTCAAAGTTAAAAAATGTTCCTTTGACAGAAGAAAGAAAACAAAATATGAGAAAACCCAAAATTTGGGAAACATTTGACAAAAAAGAAATATGGAAACAAAAACGAAAATCAATAGCAAATAGACCTGATTTTAAAAAGAAAATCAGTGAATTTTTTAAAAATAGACCATTATCTAATGAGCAAAAACAAAAAATTTCTAACACTATTAAACAAAAAATAATAACTAAAGAAATTTCTATTGAACATCTAAAAAAATCTGGTAAAGAAAATCCAATGTCTAAAAAATATTTACTTAAAACTCCTCAAAACACTGAAATAGAAATTATATCATTAAATGAATTTTGTTTTAAAAATAATATCAACTCTAGTAGTTTACGGAATACATATCGTAAAAAGAAACCATTAATGAGAGGAATAAATGCGGGTTGGCAAATTTTAAAAATTACTTCAATTTAACTTTTTGTGGTTTTATATACTCATAATGATGCTCGGTGTACCATTTTACCCGTTCCCGGGCATGTTTCTTTGACCATCTCAAAGAACTATATAAATCAACAACTCGTACAGAATCTTTATCTGTGGCCAATCTTAGACTTCTACCAATGGCCTGTGTAGTGGTAATGAAACTTTTTCCAGTATCGATGATAAACAAACAGAAGATACGGTCAATGGAAATGCCCTGGCGGGCGATACCAAAAGTCGCAATCTTAATCAACCCATCTGAAAAATCATATTCATCATAATTCTCTTTTCGGATATCATTATCAGTACCACCATACAAAAATTCTGAATCTTTAATACGTTTCTGAAGTTGTTCACCAAACTTAATATTGGAAACTAGAACAAAGGTATTACCATATACTGAGGCGTGAGAAATAACCAAATCAGCAATAAAATCAAGACGTTTTTCTGATTTTACAATAAATGCCCGTTCAGCCGCATAATCAGGAAATTCCTCGTCAATATACGTTTCATTGATCTCAATTGGTTCAATAACCAGTTTTGCTAAATATCCATGTTCCATCAACCACTTCGCTGGGATTTCCTTACGGATTGGTCCAATTGCGGTCTTAAGGGACATTTGGTCGACTAACGGTTTGGGAAATGTTCCAGTGCACCCAAACCGAAACGCCATGTGTTTTCCAAATTCTTTGATAATTTTACCAGCTACATCTGCTGCCGCGCCATGCGCTTCATCCCAAATAAACACATCAAAATTTTGCATGATTCGTGGGTTATTTTGAAGTGCCTGCCAGGTGGCAACAACATGTTGATGAAGAATGTCTTTAGTATCACCAGAATAGATACCAACATCCATCTTACAGATTTGATACCATTCAAAGGTCTGAGTAATCAAATCAGACGAGGGAACCACAGTAATAGTTCTTAACCCTGATTCACCAAATATATCACAAAGACCAGCACACATCAGGGATTTTCCAGCTCCAGTTCCAGCGATAACAAATCCATCATTTGTTTCGAGTAGCGTATTCACCGCATCCACCTGATATGGTCGAATCAAAACCGGTTTACCTTTAAATGTTGCACCTTTTCTAGCAAACCATTCTTCATCTAACCTACCAACCTCAGGAATGAGAGTTTGACGTTGATCTTTCAACACGATCTCATAACCCATCTCATCAAGAATCGGAACAATCTCTTCTAATAGACGAATATAGGTCTTACCGGTCTTTTCAAAGAACCGGATCCGCCCGTCCCACTGTCCAAGCTTATATTTTGGAGAAAATATGTATCCATCTTTATAAATCCCATATTTATTCCACAGGAAGCTGGCGTCAGACGGCGCTAATCCAGTGATGAAGCAAAATACCTCATCCCGCATTGTAATGTAACATTCTCTAGTCATTTGATTCTGGTTTAGTTTCTTTATAAGTTTTATAATCCCTAAGAGTTCTAAGGTTAACGATTTTTTCCAAAGTTTTATTCAACTCGTTGAAGGGTAATATTTTTATAGACCCCGCGTCAACAACCTTTTTACGGTTTACAATATACTCAACAGTTTCTCTAACCATGCTCGGTAATAATAACCAAGGTTCACTTAAAAAGTCCTGAGGATTTTCAATTAAATACTCGGCAAGATTCCAGGCCGCCTGCGCTGCTTTTTTATACTCTTCATAGTAAATTTTTTCTTGTTGACTTAATTCTTTAGTTAATTTCATCATTTTGTTCCTTTTGTTGATTGCTTATTAAAATATTTATAAATACAGATATGTTGGTTGATAGTTGGGAGATTAAATGAAAAAATATTTTGTTTATATGTTATGTGATCCTAGAAAACCTGATTCTCGTTATGAATCAGGTTTTGAGCCTTTTTATATTGGTAAAGGTTCTGGTCGCAGAATTTTTGATCATTTTAGACAAGCGAAGGACTTAAATAAACATTCACCAAAAATTCATAAAATTAGAAAAATTCTAAATGAAGGTCTTGAAATTATTTCATATATTATAAAAGATAATTTATCAAATGATGATGCATTATTATTAGAAATTTATCTGATTTCCGATTTTGGTCGGAAAGATAAAAATGTTGGACCATTATTAAATTTGACTGATGGTGGTGATGGTACAATAAATGTTGACATTAAACAATTAACCAAAGAAAAGATATCAGCAAAATTAAAAGATGCACATGCTATTGGTAAATTTAAGAATGCCCAACAACAACTTTTAGGCAAATCTAGATCAGATGAAACAAAACAAAAAATTAAAAACACGTTAACCGGCAAAACATTTACTGAAACACGAAAATCAAATATTAGGCATGGCATGCAAAAATATTTGTGTAATATCTTAAATAAGCAGAAATATTTAGTACTTGATAGTATGAATAATCCATATTTAACTATTCTCTCTAATGAAGGTATAAATTTTCTCGGTTTTTCTAGCCTATACTCATCATATAGAAAGAATAGGCCATTGCGTCGGGGACCATTTAAAGGATGGTCACTTATTAAAGTATAGTGTCTTGCATTTCTGCAATTCTCAGCTTAACACAATGGCTCAACATCCAACCCATCTGTTCTAATGCTTTTACAATTGATTGAAATTTTCCCTTGAGATTTCCAATTTCCAAGATAAACTCTGTAAATGCTGCGAAATCTTTTTCACCCGCAATATACATCTGAATGTCTTTAGAAGTTAATGCTCGTGAATATCCTTCAGTATATTTCTTCCATAGCCTGGCCGCCACCTTATCTCGTTTTGATATTAACCACTCTTCAAGTGATTTCAATTCTTGGTATGATTGGTCATATCTTGACATAAAATGAGGTAGGTCTTTACATTGTGCCTCTAACCGTTTTCCATTCAAATCAAAATACGGTTCAATATCAATTATTAATTGTTCATAACGGTCAATAAATGGGATTAACTGGCTGAGATCATTCTCATCAATAGAAAGTAGAAAGGACATGGTGTTTTACTCGTTAATTGTTGTGACTATAAATTCATCTGTTGATCTATTATAATCTATTCGTTTATCATAAAGATATGCAAATGATTCAAAATCAGTGATAATATTTGGGTGAGATTCAATCCATACTATATTATTAGGTTCTTCAAACTTTGTGAAAAAATTATTAACATTGAAAGCGATATGAAATCCGGTTAAATTTGACCCTGACACGGTGATTTGAAACGCTGCTCTTGCTGATAGCAGCGTTTCAATCTTTTCTAGCGCTTGTTGTGTGACAATCATTCTTCACTTTTAAAGTATTCTAAGATTTCATTAATCTTTTTCTTAAGTTTTGGTGTTGAAACGAAAACTTCTGTTGTTTGATAAAAATCAGGTGAAGGATAATTCAAAATATAGCCACCATCTACAATATCAACTGACAATCTCAACTGGCGACCTAATGATTTTCTTTCTCTTAGAACGGTCCGTTCTTCATTAGTTGCTACTACTTCTACGGTCATGTTATATCTCCTCTTCAGGGTTTAAAATTTCAACTGCCATTAATTCTTCAACTGTCTGTTCTTCTTCGGCAATTTTAGGATGTTTGAAGAATTTGGCAACTAACTCTTCGTTAAGGTTCTTTGTTTGGAATTTGATAGGTTCTTCACCAGGCATGTGAAAGGTTTTCCATGCGCCGGCAGAAGTTACAACACCTTGTTCTTCAAGAATATCAAGAAGACCTGAATAAGGGTTCATGCCAGTTGAATATGGGACTTCGACCTCAGTCTTTGAACCAACTTTGGCAAATCTTGACTTGTAGGTCTCAATTCTCATCCTAACACCAGTAACCTCTGTTCCCTCTTTTAACTTGAGGTTGGTCATCAATAAGATTTGTGATGCGGAATATCTGATCGCGTTGTTAATGATCCAAAGTCCCTGTCCGTTCATCACATCAGTATTTGGATAAACTTGGTGAGTTACCAAAAATGCCATTGGTAAACGTTTGATGCGACCAACAATCGTACGAAGCATGTGTTTTGCCTGCTTGGCGCGTTGACCTTGGTCACCCTTTTGGACGCCGTCTTCAAAGTGTTTGTCTTCAGATTCAGTAATCAACATGTCCAATGAATCAAGCCCAATCACAATTCTTGGGGCATCTGGATTATCATACCCGTATTCCTTCGTATACATTGTCATGAACTCAGATAAGACCTTGACAACATCACTAAACAGTGTAACACCAGCATAGATAAATTTTTCTGGTGATAAATCCATCCCGATCTTCGTCATATATCCAGTGTCAAGGGCATGCTCTGAATCGAGAACAAAAACAATGGCGCCGGAATCTTGTGCATGTTTGAGGAAATTACACATAAGATAAGATTTACCTGAACCAGATGGTCCAGCTATGCAAGAAATTCTACCCTGCGGAATACATTTTTTGAAGGAACCTGCCATGATTTTATTCACCGCATAGTTTCCACTTGAATACCAAAACGATGGTGCTGAGAAATCAGTACTCACCGTTTCGATTTTTGCTACTTCTTTTCTAAACTGTTTCAAAAATGCTAATGCCATTACTGTTCTCCTCAAATAGTAAATGGGGAATCCAGAATTTCTGGATTCCCGTTTCAATTATCTCGCCGTTAAAATTACTGGGCGGCTGCCGCGGCAGCTGCTTTTTTAGCAGCTTCGCGAGCTCTTAATTGAGCAATAACATCATTTGCTTTACTTGATTGAACAGGAGGAGCTGCTTGTTCAGCAGGTGGTTCAGCAGATTTTTGTTCGGCTGGTGCAGCTGGCGCTGGTTTTTCAGGAGCTGGAGTAGCTGGAGTAGCTGGAGTATGATCGTCAGAACTTTCTTGATTATCATAAGAAGCACCGGTACGGTCTGCCAATAGCATTGCTTCGATAATAGTTGGATCTTGACGTGGTTCGCGCCATTCTTTTAGATCATAAAGTTCGATCTGAGCGATGATTGAATCATCAACATCTGATTGTTTAGGTGAGAAAGATGAAGTACCATAGTCTGACCATTTACCATCTTTAGTCTTCTTGATACGGAAGTTGTATCCACCTTTGAGGTCGTCAGGACCATTCTCACATTCAAGATCACCTGACTTATAGGCAGCCATAATAACCTTGAAAATCTTTGGACCGAAATCGATGAGCTTAACAAGCTGTTCAGCATCATGTTCGATCGGGGATTCAATCACCAGAACTTGGCCGATATATGAAACTTTCCGGTAATACTTCTTACCGAGAGTCTCAAGGCGGTCTTTTTCAGCAATATCACCATTACGTTCCGCTTCTTTTGCGTCTGCATAGAACTTAGCGGAAAGTTCGCATACCGCACATTTTTCACCGTGCATATGCTTCAAACAAGGAACGGTCTTCTTATCGCCATTGACATAAAGAGTGTGAGTATAGTTTTCGACAAGGAATCCGATTGGATTGTCGCCATCGGCATCAGGAAGAAAACGGACGATGATAGTTGAATCGTCTGGCATTTTCCAGAATTGAAAGAATTTTTTCCAGTTTTGATTGCCGCCGGTGGATGTTGTTTTTGATGCCCATTGTGCGGTGAGTTCCGCCATTGATTTACGTGCCATAATATTAAATCTCCAAAGTTGATGTTACAAAGTTAGTCAAAGTTAAATAAAGTTTGATGATATTACTACCATCAAATCTATTTATATGAAATGGAAAGTAAAATGCTAAAAGATAATCACTTTCCGATAATCAAAATTTATTATATTCAATCTGAATAGTTAGTATACAAAAATATTCACTTATTTACGCACCATATGCCCAAGGTATCGGTTCATCATTAGATATTCCACCGTCATCAGATATATCCATATCTTCTGTATCATTGAATCCGTACACAGATTCGAACGCACGGTGATCAAAGTCTGATACATATTTCATAAGTCGTGCCAGTCCTAACATAGCGGAAATACAATCGTCTGTTGTTCCGGCCTTAGCACGGTATGAACCCGCAGACACAATGAAGTTTTTCATCTCGAACAACAATATTTCACTATTGATAATAAATCCACCCTTTGCCCGTTCAATCAACGTTTTTAGTTGGAGCGCGGCCTGAACCTTGGAACGGTTCACGGTATAACAACCCAATTTACCAGGGTCAGGACTGTACAGTTCGGCCCATTGGTTCTGGGTCTCATCAACCATGTACATCGCGCCCAACGCCTCGCCGATACCGTTCCGTTCAAACGTCCAGAACACCTCGCTCCGAATACCTCGCTCAAGGGTAGTCAACAGGTCAAGGATCCATTTTATCTTACCGTACAGAAAAGGTACATTCAATTTGTTTGACCGAAATTCTGCGATTTGAATGAGAGATGGGAATTCCATAACTTCAATGACCGAGAAGTCTGACCCAGTTCCAGTGGCGGGGTCGACCGAAACCAAATACATGTTTTCCCGGCTTGGTTTCGGTCGTTTCCAAAATTTAAACTCATTTTCCTCGTACACGGGAGGGGTAGATTTTAGGTTCATTAATTTCACCCCATCAAAGAGAGTTGAGTCAGAAGAGAGGAACTCAATCATCACTTCTTGGCGGAATTTTAAATCACCCAACTTGCCCAGCATATCCTTGACATATGATTCATCACGTTCGGGGTGTTGATGCCATTCTATCTGAGCAGGGGTAAATCCATTTAATCCGGCCTTTGCTCCACGCCATAACGTAGCAAATAGTTCAGAATCTCCATTTGGTGTAGAACTAATAATGAAGTCTCCACCTGTAGATAGTGTTGGTGCTAATGAAGCCCACAATTCCCCCTGGATACGTGGATTTATGAACGCCAACTCATCAAGATAGAGTTTGGAAATTGCAAGACCACGACCCGTTTTGGGGGTCGTGGATTCTGATTTTATAACTGTACCATTATCAAATGTTATGGAGTGTCTATTATATACCACCACACCTGGTTTTAGCCACATCGGTAGTTCTTCATATGTATATTTGATTCTATCCATGATTTCAATAGCGTGGCTATTATTTTTTGACGCGATAAGAATGGTCTGAGGATTTTCTTTATCAGCCATCATTCCAAACCAAAGCAAATACATAGCGATAGTTTGTGTTTTTCCCATCTGTCTTGATGCAAGTACTATCACATCTCGATTATTATGAACCGTGTCAATTAGTTCTTCTTGATAATCGTAAAGATTAAACTTAACACGGCCGTGCTTAGGGTGTTGGATAAAAAAATATGTTTTTATGCAATATATCGGGTCATTGATACATTTAGCAAGTTCTTGGATAAGATCAGGAGTATATTCAGATTCTTTATTTGCTCGCTTGACATATGTGTTGGAACTTGCCATTTGTATCCTTGGGGGAGGGAATTCCCTCCCTAGTTATGTTAAGATTTCAGACGGGCGATCTCGGCTTCTAATTCCTTGATCTTGTCTTCTTTCTCGGTGGTTTTGATTTCTGCTAATCGTTTTACTTCAACTGCAGCTAGCTCATTTACATTTTCTTGGAAATTTGGAGCGTTTAGCAGTTCTGTTGGAATGAAAATCTTCTTGTCATCACGTTTTCCTGCTGAGTCCCAAATAGAATATTGAATCGTTAGACCCTTATCATTCTGTTCGAAACTAGAATACTGATTTCGGAATCTAAAGATTTTATCGGCTTCGTCTTGAAAATCATTAAATATTCTACCAAATGGTTCAAAAAATTTGTCATTGAAAAGTGGAACTTTCTGTGCTCTCATGATTAGTCTCCTTTGGATAGTTAATAAAACGTCTTTACTTCGACGGTTATATCTATTTATAATTCTACCCGGAGTCATTTATCCATAGTTTAATAACGAACACCTGATACTCCTAAATATGGATTACCACTATTTGGATCATAAGTATTTAACACAATATGAATTCTATTTTCCGTCATGCTAGCATTTATAGCGGTATGCCATTTGGTACTTATTAATGAATATAACTTTCCCTCTTCTTGCATCTTAAAAACTGAATCCTCTACAATGAAAAAAGAAGCTTTATTGGTTTTAATTGGAATATGATACCTTATTAAATCTGGATCATTATGCCAAGAATAACAAGTTTTGGGGTTTAAAATTAAAATTCTTATTCTACCTAGAGGATAATGTGAGTAATTTCTAACAATTTCACAAACTTCAGCAATATAAGTATCTTTAAATACATTATGTAAAATTTTAAAATCTGATTCTTGGACAATTATATTTGTTTTATTAATCACAGGTGATAATGAACCAGTATATTCTAGAAGTTTCTCTTTATCTGAAATATCAACATCGCGGTGGAATACACTTAATTGTGTTCCGGTAATATTATAAAGATTTCTTACATTTTTATATTCTTCTAGTAATCTAGTACTATCAAACTCAAATCCTGGAATAAGTTCAATATCAAATTTTTCCATAATCTAATCTTTCTTAGCATTTATCATCTTAAGAAGTTCATTACGATCGGCGACGATAACATTCTGATTACCTGAACCGTTATTAGCGAAGGGAATGAACCCAGCGGATTTACGTTTATCACGCTTAACATTTGCCCTAACTGAGGCCGCATCCAACGCAATCTTCAAATATTGCGCGGCAACTTCAGCATTTCTGGCGGCATATCTTGGCTCGATGACCTGGATATAGGCGGTTTGCTCTTCAAAAGCACCAATCGCCTTATCATACACATCATCAATCTTACCTGAGATTGCCTTATCTTCTGAATCGTCTTGATGTCCCTCTGGATTTATTGCTTGGGCAGTAGTCATCATGTAGTCATCCTCAACTGGAACCACCCCATGCATTGTATTTTCAGGTAAAATTTCAGTAGATTCTACGTCAAACACAGATTCAAGTGGATCTTTAAATTTCATTTTGCTTTTACCTTTCTCGGCCGTCTAACTTTTGTTGGTGGTGCACCCCTAAATAAATCAACCTCTGTCAAAATCTTAAATTCAAACCCTTTAGAAGCGGCAAAGGCTCGAGCATAATTCCATTTTGCAGTGTTGATTGCTATATTTATCTTATCATAATTTGAACTTTTTTCTGTAAGCATCGTTTCTTTTAGAGGTTTCACTTCAATAATATATTTTTTAGGAATCCCTGTTGCGTTCTGAATTACCGCGATAAAATCTGGAAAGTAATTATGGACCTTACCATCAGTAGGTTTGATGTAAGGAATTTTAATTTCCTCGCTGCCCCATTTCAGAACAGATGGATGAGAATCAAACCACTTGCACACCTTGTTTTCCCAGAGAGAACGAAAAATAATATTATTAGGATTTCCAAGATATTTTTGAGGGTTTTTGGGAATAAATCTACCTTTAATTGCCATTTGATATTCCAAAAAAAGTTTCTAATCGGTCATTTAAACCTGGGTCAAAATCAATATATAAAAATACATCATCAGAATGAATCGTTTGAAATAAATTATTTTTATCTTGACATTCTTTTATCTTATCATATAATTGTTGTTTATCTTCCTTACTTAAATTTCTATAATATTCTCCAAGCGAAACTTCCCAAACATTTCTTTTTTGTTCTGGAGTAACTTTTGGATTATTCATCCAACCATATTTTAAATTCAATTCTTCTTTTGATAATTTCTCATTATTTTTTTTAATTGTAGTACCTATTTTATTTCTAATTATGATATCCGATCCAATTTCAACTCGTTCTTTCCAAAGTTGTTCAACTGCCCTGGCAGTTCTTTCCCTAAATATAGAATATTTCTCAGGATCCGCTTTTAATTTTTCTTTTGATTTTTTAGCACTATTAGAACGAAGTTTTATAATACATTTTCGGGCTGAGCAAATTTTATAAAATCCCTTTTTTAAATTATCAAATTTAGCATCATTTCCACAATAAATACATTTCTCTTGTTCTTTTTTTAAGATGTTCAGATAATAATCAAATGATTTAACTTTATGAACATTCCATAAATGATTTGATAAAAACTTTCCAATTTCTATATCTTTATCGCAAATTAAACATTTTTCCATAATTTTTCTTTCTTATAAATATTTTTAGGTATGAATCTTGCTTTAAGAGCGGCCATTATGGGTCCGTATAAATATTAGTATAATCAGGTGTAGTTGCTTTAACATAAAGAGATTTAGCTGCACCACCAATCGCATCAGAAGCATATCCAGTAACCCCCTTGAACCCAAGGCCTGGATCGCCATTTCTTAGAATGCCCATAGCCCGTTCTTTAACATAGGATAATGGAGATCCAGAGGTAAGAGCACGCCGGGCCTCATCAAATAGATTGATTCCTTGACTCAGTCCACCAGCTTTAGTAGCTCCTGTTGTACCAGCTAAAGAATTTAAATTATTCCGAATAGATTTACCTGGAATAAAATGGTAATAATCAGGAAGCTCAGAATCTTTGATAATCGAGGCAACCTCATAATCTTCAATAAACAAACTATCATAATCTATCTGCATGGTCACACCGTTTGATTCACCTGTCTCATGATTTACGTCATCAAAATCAAATGCTTTAATAACCGGATTAAAAAATCTATATATGGTCATTTCAAAGGCATGAGATTGATGACTGCTGTGAGTTGAATAGATTTGACTTATCTTGATTTCTTTAAGAAAATGCTTAGCATTTCCAGGTAAAGCGACTCGAGTTGAAAAATCTCTAGCTGATGGGTTGAGAATTCCAGTTGAAAATGTGAACCCTGATTCTTCGATATTTCCCCCGGTATATTCATCTTGACGGGCAGAAGGAGTGTGGGCTCGACGATACAGATTTACAAATTCCCCAACAGTATTTCTAGCATCATCCCACAGGGAGATATTAAGCGGCTGGTGATTGATCCTGGTTAGAACCCTGGTTCTCACGTTATACATATTGATGTCTTCATATGCATACTCAACCTTAGGTCTATCAATTTGTTTAACAAAGAAACCGAACTTAGCTAGAGTAAGCTCAGAAACTCCACCTTTTACTTCATTAAAAACTTGTGGATCAATAAAAAACTGAACTTGAAATAGGAATTTTTGTTTTGGAGAAATTTGAACACTTGCTAAAGCAGGAGCCCGAACATTGAATTCACCTGGTTTAGCAAGTTGAGCAAATTCTGTTGCTTCACTTTCAGATAATCCTAAATTTCTAAATGCTTCGATTCTATTTTTGCTATCTACAAAATCTCCGAATGCACCTAATGCCTCACGTTCTAAGTTAATGCCTAACGGTGCTAAAACTTTGTTAGCAGAATTACCAATATCTCCGAAATATCCCATTGCCTTACCTTTTCTTTAAAAGTTGTAACTATTTATAGAAAAAACAAAGGAGCCCGAAAGCTCCTTTGACATATATCTTGTAAGAAGTAAGATATTAGACGATGAAACCGCCGATAGCAGTACCGTAACCTTGACCACCAAGCTTTTGAGAAGCATGGTCGAACCGAATGGTGAGAGTGATAGTCATTGCATCAGAAGCTGAATAATCCATATCACCATAATCAACGGCCTGGATCCAGCAACCTTCTAATGACCAAGTTTCAAGAACTCCTTCATCACCATCAAGCATGTCCATCTTTGTGAAAAACTTGTATGAGGAAGCAGTAGCAGCGGCATTCAACCAACGGCCTGGAAGATTACCACCAATCAAACGTTGTTGAGTTTCAAGCTGTGAAGAAACAGCACGGGAAGCAAGACCGGTCACATCATCTTCAACGGTAAGGTTGATAGATTCAAATGTATGCTTACCACCAACATACGCGACAGAGTTATAACGGTGAAGCTGAACTTCTTCAAATGAACCATTTGGACGAGTTACGTTAACAGCCTGCATCGTAAGATCACGCACATAAGATTGACCGCCATCGAGTACACCGAAATTAGAGAATAGGATTCTCCAACGATTCTTAAGCTTAGGTGCTAAAATACCGTTGCCAGCTCCTGGGATACCTACTTGTGATAATGTTGCCATGAATGTCTCCTTTTATTATTCACCTTTATCGGCGAAATCAGATTTTATATGAAGATATTTATAAAAAAGATGGAAATTCTCCTAACATTTTATGCTGAGAGTAATCTTAAAAGTCCACCGTAAATATCTTTCACGGTCTTATAATGTACCTTCTCTTCAAACTTACGAATATTAAGAGAATAATATTCTTGAGGACCAATTATAAAAATCTCATTTCTTGATTTAAGTGCGGCTGAGAAACCACTCGTCTTATATTGTTCATAATCTTTATAAATTACTTTATGAATTTCATTTAATATTGGGTCGCCTAGTTTTAACAAAGAATCAACTTCATAATCATTTTCTTTTATTAGGCGTTCAATAAATGGATTGGCAATTTTCATTTCCCAATCTTTCCAATCAGAGAATGTCGTGTCATTACCTCCATTTTTAATTTCAGAAGGTAGGCTATCATAATGTCTAAGTAAAGATTTAATGTCTTCATATGAATCGTTTATTTTTGGAGACCATAGATATTTAAAATTTCCCTTAGGAAAAACAAAAGTCGGTACCCCATAATACTGGGCTGAACCATAAGAACCTGAACAAAATAATGAAGTAAATCTAACTTTAGGTATTTTAAATTTTTCTTGAATCACCGCATTAAATGTCCAATTAAAAAATGGCTGCCGACCAGAATTTCTTGGTCTTCTATCCATTCTAACCGATTCTTCAGAAAACAAAGGAACAGAAGTAGTGTCTTTAGCTGATACTCCTCTCATCATCGGCAAACCTTTTGATTGAGATAAAAAAGGTTGACAGTCTCTCTTTATCTTTTCGATAATCGGAGTCAGTTCATCAGGATTTTCTAATATTTCGTATAGTTTCATTTTTGATTTACCAAGTTGTTAATCTGTAATAGAAATTCTTGTTTTTGGTTATTCAACTTATTTGATATTATTACTATAGTCACCATACCTTTTTTTATTTTTATGTTTTTTATTATATCTTTAGGTTTTATAAACTTAAAAAACTTAATACAACGATTATAAAGAGACATTCGTTTTTCAACGTTATCAATAGCAATGAATATAACAGCATCAGTCTCATACCGGTTCAAACGTTCATCTAACGAATGAATAATCGCACCCATTATTTTAGAACCCGATTTACTGGTTATTACAAGTTCTTCTGAAGGTTTTCCATTAATAATTTTTGCGAATGATACGTTTATATACGAAAATTCACCAAATTCTCCTGGTTCTAAATATACTTCAAAAATCTCTCCCTGTATTATTAAAGTTCCAACGTCTCGATTGTCTGCTATATGCCAACTTAATTTGTCTGGTTTGGTGTCTAAAACTTCAAACAAATCAGTTACCCAGTCAAGTTGTAAAAAATCTTGTAGTCTCATTTTGGTACTAAAAATCTTATAATTGATTATTTATTAGGTTTACCAATTCTTCTTTAGTTATAGATGACTTAGTCCATTTTCTAAGATAGGAACCCGAAGGTTCCTATTTGATTTTGAAAATATTTCTTCTATTAACCTGGCATTGTGGCGCCGGATGAAAGAACCCGGATTGGAATATAAATAAATTCGGCGGCACGGACGGGCTTAATCGCGATATCCACCCAAAGTTCGTTGTTATCGATTCTAAATGGGGTGTTGTTGGAATCATCACTTACCGTAACGAAGTCATATAATCCACGTTTAGACATACAATCGTTTAACAATCCATCAATCGCGGCCTTGAGGTTATCACGGGTGATCTGATCATTTGGTTCGAAGACGAATGGGAATCCACCTTTACGAAGAGCACGCTTAAGGTAGATGCAAAGACGTTCAACGTTGATACGATCAAGAGCGGAAGCAACACCTTGAGAGGTCTTCTGGCCCCAGATAACCATGCCCTGGGCTGGGAAGTTAACGATTGGGTTGATGTTTGAAGGAGACTTGTAAAGGATATCACGTTGACCTTGGTTGAGGTTAGACTCAACGAAGAGCGTAGCACCACCAAGTTCACCTGACACATAACCAAGACGATTGATACCTGAAACTACACCACGACGAGCACCAGCAGGAGCAAACCATGGGTAACCAACTTCGTCATTGTAAGCAAAAGCCCGAGCTGCGATGCCGGATGCAGAGACCAAAACTTCAGCACCATCGAGGTTACGAGCAATTCCCCATGGATAGTAATAACCAACAGCACGATCTTTAGCTCGGCCAGAGGTAGTTGACCAATAAGAAGCGATCTGCTCTGGAGTATTGTTAGATGGGGTGTCAGCGATAACGAATGCTTCTTCGTCGATATCCTTAGAAAGAAGAACTAACTGAGGAACAACTTCCCAATAACCTGGGCAAAGGATAAGGTTATATTCAAAAACATCGGTTGAACGAACTTCAGTGTTTGAGGTGATTTGCTGAGCAAGAGCCATACAAATAGTAGCCCGTTTAGCGGCATCATTTGCGCCAAGTGGGTTGGCACGCATAACGCCCTTAGCAATGATGGTGAATTTGTCACCAGTTACCAAGTTAGGAAGACCGCTACCAATAGCACCATTAGAAAGGGTAAACGTGATACCAAGACCGGTGTGTTCAAACAAACTTCCAACAACACCACCTTGGTTTGCATGGGCACCGACGTTGCTACTTGAAACGGTGAAGGTTGTTGGGGTATCCATAGTGATGGTGAAAGTTTCTGTATCGCCGAGAGGAAGCTCATAACCGGTTTCAACAGCAATATCAGTAAAGACACCGGCTAAAGGTGAAGAGTTAGCAACATCTGGAGTAGCGACATATTCTAATGAGAAGGTAAAGTAATCACCTTCAACATATTCTTGGAAAGTACCAACACCACCAGCACGGTTGAGTTGAACTTTAAGATCGATAACTTCACTATCAAAATCTCCAGCAGCAAAAGCACCATTAATAACACCCGTACCAATGATACCGCTCTTAGAACCGGTGACAGTGTATTCGGCTTCAGAAGCTAGATCACCAGTTGTGGTAAATGTTGCGGCTTGAGTAATAACGATCGTGTATTCTTCAGGCTTGGTCAATTCGCTCTGGGCGACTGGTAATGGGTTTACAGCTTGGAATCCTGTGATACGACCTGAAAATCTTCCTGGCTGTCCGACAACAGGAACGTCTCCACCAACACCTACGAAGTCATATGAAAGAACTGCTGGGATACCAAGCGACACATAAGTTTCTGGTGCATCAGTAAGATCGATGTTGGCACGAACAACATAGGCGTAAGAACCGATACCAAGATATTGGTTAAGAGCGAATAGGCCGTATTCATTACGAGCATCACCGTGAAATGGATTTCCACCTGAGTCTTTTAAGAATGATGGAACACCATACAAAGAAACAGATTGACCGATAGAGGTAACTGTACGGATCATACCAAATTCATGGGTACCTTCAGCAGGCGAGACACCATTTGGTTGAAGTTTGTTGTTCTGAGTAGCAATGAAGAACAATGGAACGGTTGGGGCAGCCGCAGGGATGTAGAACGATTCATCTACAATTGTCACACTCACTCCTGGTGATACTAGTGATGCCATGATATTTCCTTTCATAAAAGTTTATATTGAATTTATTTATAGAATGGGTGATTTTAAATTTAGAAATCTATAAATAATTTAACCATAACTATCAAATACACCTGGAGTCACAAAGTGGATAATATCAAAATTTTGGAATCATTAAAAAAACAGAACATAATAAAAGATAAAAAATATAATTGTAGATTATGGAAAACAAATGAAAATAAACTGTTAAAGACAATTATAGAAAATTGTCAAATACAAGATTTTATTTCGTTTCAAGAAAAAATGTGGTATTTTTTAAATGAGTTTAAAGAACGACCAAAATGTGGGGTATGCGATAAAAACACTACTCTTAATTCCGTGAATGGGGGGTTTAAATTAGTATGTTCTCGTTCTTGTTCGGGGCGTAGTGTAGAACGAAAAGAGAAAATAAAACAAACGTCATTATTAAAATATGGGGTCGAACATCCAACACAGTCACAACATTTTAGAGATTCAATCGCCGCGAATATCAAAAAACTTGGTTATCATCCTGGTGGATTTGGAACTTCTGAACATAAAACAGCGGTACAGAAAAAATATGGGGTGGATAATCCATTTCAATCAAAACTTGTTAAAAATAAAATAAAAATAACAAATAACGACCGTTACGGGGTAGATAATCCACAGGAAAATAGCAAAATACGCGAGCAAACCAAGAAAACTAAAATTAATCGCTATGGTACAGACGGATGGAATCCAAGTAAAACAAAGGAAACTATGAATGAAAAATATGGAGTAGATTATCCACAGCAAAATGCTGAGATACGAGAACGAACAAATCAAACCAATCTAAAAAAATATGGGCAGCGAGGATTTAATCCAATTAAAGTAAAAGAAACTATGAATGAAAAATATGGAGTAGATTATCCTTTACAAAATATTGACATTTTTGAAAAATGTCAAAAAGCACAAACTAAAGCACAGTTCAAATATAAAGAAAAAATATTACCGTCGGGTAGAAAAATATTTTATCAAGGATATGAAGGATATGTCATTGATTATATTCTTCAATCAAATTTAGTAAATGAAGAAGATATAGAAAATGAAAGATTTTTAGTTCCTGTAATTCCTTATATCTTTGAAAATAAAAAAAGAAAATATTTCCCTGACATTTTCATTAAGTCTAAAAATATGTTAATTGAGGTAAAAAGTAATTATACTTATGCTAAAGATATAAATAAAAATTTAGCAAAACAAAATGCTGCAAAACAATTAGGATTCAGACACATCATAATAATTTGGGACATAAAAAATAACTGGGTAGGTGGAATAGTTTAAACTTTTCGTTCTGTGAGTTCAATCTGACCATAGATTGTTTGGAACGGCTGAGGTTGTCCATATTCATCCACTTCTAA